GGTACGCACTCCACCAAGTCCAGTCCCATGCACTTGCCAACAATGGGATGGTTTTAGCTTGTGATGACTGTCAGCCAATCCAGTTCCGATCCTAAGCGATTACTGGTGATGACTTGCGTGTAATGACAGGGCGACCCTTATCAATTATGTAAAACAAGGGAGGGAAGGGAGTAGTCTATCTAACAGACTATTGAATTACCCTGCTACCTATATATAAGACTATCTACTAAGCCACTATATAAACTAACTTAGACGATAGATGATAGCTACATAGAAATGATTTCTATATAGTAATTATAGACTATATAGACAATAGAAGATAGCTATGCAACTTACTCCAGGATCTGAAGCGTTGAGGTGCTGGCAGCTAAAAAACAACACCTTAAAAAATATTTACACAATAATTTATATATGTGTATAATCATATCTATGCAGTCTAATCAGTAGTAAAACCATGCGGTGAGAACCCGCACTCTATAAGGAGCAATTAAATGAAACAAACTATCAACAAAGACCAATTCCGCCACGCTTTCAATCAGATCCGCCCTGATAACTTTGACTATGAAGGTCAAGGCATCTTGTTTGATTATTTTGAGCAGTATGAAGATGACACAGGCGAGCAAGTCGAATTGGATGTTATCGCCATTTGTTGCGATTATTCCCAAGCATCTCCAAAAGAAATCATTGACTCTTACAACTTAGATATTGAATTAGACGGGAATGAATCCTTATCGGTTCAAGACTATCTAAACGACCATACCACCATTGTTGGCGTTTGCTCTCATGGTGAAATTGTTTTCGCTAACTTTTAAGGGGTAATTATGGAAGCCTTTGTAACTGTTTCAAAAGAAAAAGATGGGTTTTTAGCGACCTTTTTTAATAATGAGGATTTAATTACTCATGATTCTTTCTACCTAACCGAGGAGGAAATGCGCCTCGGCTTGGCGGATTACATCAGATCGGGGAGGTTTGAGTATGTCTAAACAAACTAAATATTCAGCCTATTGCTATTGGTGCGCCAAACAGGGCATCCAAGCCTTGTCTTTTGGTGCATGGTCTAACACAGTCAAGAAGGGAGTTTTGTATGTTTGAAGTCCAACAAATAACCATTTGCGATGGTTGGGTCAATACTTGGATAAATTGGGATGACAACGGAAACGCCACACCTGAAACTTTTAAGAGTTTTGACGATGCCGTCATAGCTTTAGATGAGTATTTAAGCGATATAGAGTGGGAATATAAAAACGGCAATTTAGACAGTATTTATGACCGTTCCGAATTTCGAATTGTTAAATGTGATGGAGAGAAAAATGTATAGAGAAGATACCCCGTTTGAAAAGTTCCTCATGGTTTTATCAATGATAGGGCTGCTGGCTTTAATTTGGGTCGCTATGCTGTTTTAATCAACTAGAGTAGGGGTTAGTATTACGCAGGTAAGAAAACCCCTTAGAAAGCGTTTTAATGAGTGATCCATTTAGAATACTAGAACCGACTGTCATTAGCTTTAGCGGTGGCAGAACTTCGGCTTATATGCTTTGGCGAGTCCTTCAGAGTAATGACGGACTACCAGAGGAAGCCAAAGTGATCTTCGCAAACACAGGTAAGGAAGAAGAAGCAACCTTGAGATTCGTTCAGGATTGCTCAGAGCATTGGAAAGTGCCTATTGATTGGGTTGAGTATTTACCGAATGACCCCAAGTTTAAAGTGGTGGATTTTTTAACTGCCAGCAGGTCTGGAGAGCCGTTTGAGGCTTTAATTACCAAGAAAAACTATCTTCCTAACCCTGTCACACGCTTTTGCACGATAGAACTCAAGATCCGCACCATTCACCGCTATTTGAAGTCATTAGGGTGGGAACACAACGAAAACATGGATTGGGTAGGGATCAGAGCAGACGAACCAAGACGGGCGGTCAAGATGGCAAGGGAGAGAGTGCCTCTCTATACCGCAGGGGTTACTGCTGCCGATGTTGGCAGGTTTTGGCAGGAGCAGCCGTTTGATTTAGGTTTACCGAATCGCAACGGGAAAACAGTTCATGGAAATTGTGACCTTTGTTTTTTAAAAGGTCGTCATCAAATTCAATCTCTTATTGCTGAAAAACCATCACGGGCGATCTGGTGGGCTACTCAGGAAGGCAGAATCCACTCTGCTGGCAAATTTACTGGGGATGGCGCAAGGTTTAGAAAAGACCGACCATCTTACGCACAAATGATGAATTACACCGATGTCCAAGACGATTTATTTGCTGATGATGATGGAATTGCGTGTTTTTGCGGGGAATAAATGAAAAGAGCTAAGCCCCAAACCCGCTTTAGGCGGAGGTTTGCAAAAAATTGCAAGTGGTTATCGTTTATCGGTTGCTGCTTAACTAAAGAGGTGCTTTCCTGTAAAGGTCCTCCAGATGGTAGCCAGCTCGTTTATCCCTATCCATCACCACAATGTTTAGGAGGGCTGGGTAATAGCCCCGTAGTAATTCGTTTTAATCGTGATTTTGGTGGTGTTGGTCTTATGCGTTATGAGAACCCAATTCATAACAGACCCAAAACCACGACTAAAACAAACTTAAGCGGATTAAACCATAACTTTTAAAAAGGTGCAACACATGAGGGTTTTAGTAGCCTGTGAGTTTTCTGGTGTAGTTAGAGATGCGTTCATTAGGGGGGGGCATAGCGCCTTATCCTGCGATCTTATGCCTACTGATAAACTAGGACCACACTATCAAGGTGATGTCTTAGACATCATTAATGAGGGATGGGATCTAATGATTGCTCACCCGCCTTGCACTCATTTAGCAGTATCAGGGGCAAGACATTTTGCACAAAAAAGAGCAGACGGAAGGCAGCAGCAAGGTATTGATTTCTTTATGGCATTAGCTAGAGCAGACATTCCTAGGTATGCAATAGAAAATCCAATAGGGATTATGAGCAATATCTGGAGAAAACCCGATCAAATTATTCAGCCCTGGGAGTATGGGCATAGCGTTACAAAATCTACTTGTTTATGGCTAAAAGGGTTGCCAGCATTAAAACCCACAAACATCGTTGATAAAGGAAAAATATGGGTAGCTAAGAGTGGTAAAAGGATGTCCCAGTGGTATTACGACAGTAGTTGTTTACCGCCTAAAGAAAGGGAAAAGATGAGAAACAAAACATTTCAAGGTATTGCCGATGCTATGGCACAACAATGGGGGAATTATGAGTAAAGCAGATGATGATGCAGCTAAATGGATGGAGATGAACGCTAGAGTCCAGTACCGCAATTTAATACGGGCAAAGGAGCTAGGGGATCTCTATTACATCAACGCTAATGGTGATGTAGTGATACACGATCCTAGTAAACCTAGTGAGGAGAAAACAACAACTAATAAATAAATTGCACTAATCTAAATAATGTAGTAATGTCTTAACTGTAGTACTTAAACCTAACTATTTAATTTAAGGACAATTCGCTATGAATCTATGCAAGGATTGCCAGCACTATCAAGAGCAGACTGGCTATTGCTTACGCACATCTAGGACTGATCCCGTAACGGGAGAGCCTAAATACTATTACGCAAGAATTGAGCGAGAGTATCAGCTCTCTACTGGCTGTGGCATGGCTGGTCAATTCTTCGCCCCTATTCGATCCCTCAAATATTCAGATGAGGAATTGGATGATCTCTCTACCATTCCATTCGGTAGATAAAACCTAACTACAAAGGAAAACATCATGGCAACAAAAAAAGCAGTGCCAACATTCCCAGTCAAGAAGGCTGGCAGACCTAAAAAGGTGGAAGTATCAGAGCTAGACAAGCTCAAGAGTCTAGTAGCAAGGCAAGACGATTTAATTGCCCAGCTCCAAGACGATCTAAGAGATCAAAAGAACACTTGCGAAGTATTACGGGATGAGTGCAATCAATTTGAGGAAAAGATTGAGTCTTATCGTGAGATTCTTAAAACCTTACTGGAGATCACAGAATGAAAGCATTTCCAAGCAAACATCAATTAACTCCAAGTGATATATATGTTGAAACTGGTATGGACTTGCGTGATTACTTTGCAGCTCAAGTAATAAATAATTTAATTTCAAACAACAAAATGCCTGAGATGATTCCTCATATATGCACTGCTGCATATAAATGGGCTGATGCAATGATGGAGGCTCGCAAATGAACGATCAAGCAGATTTTTCACCCCAAGTGCGTAACAGTGCTATCTGGTCAGGAGATTCCCGTAAGGTTGCTAATGGCAAGATGGTTGATGTCATCTTAGAGAAGCAGGGAAAGAAGCCTCTGCCAGACCTATCCGATGTTGAGGCAGTGCAGATGGGTCATGTTATGCAGCCTACCATTGGAAGATTAGCCCAGCAACGCTTAGGCATTGAATTAAAGGATGCAGACTATGCACTTACCCACTCAAATCATGATTGGTTTAAATCTCATTTTGATTTCGTCAGTTCTGATGGTCATACACTTGTTGAGGCTAAAAACTACAACGCAGGAGTTCGTTCTAAGTTTGATCCTGAGTCTAATCGGATTCCTGCTGCTGATTATGCCCAGCTTGTCCACGAAGCTGCTTGCCATAATGTTAATCGGATCTTTTTGGCTGTTTTATTTGGTGGTCAAGAGTTCCATACATTCGAGTTCAACATTTCAGACGCTGAAAAAGAAGATCTCATCAAGAAGATGGCTCAGGTTTGGGGTCATGTCAAAGCAGGGACAACACCCCCAGCAGAAACAGTCGAGCAAACCAAGATCATCTACCCTGAAAGTAAAGAGGGGATCATTACGGCTACGCAGCAGGTTGAAATGGCTGTCACTTACCTTAAGGATATTAAGAATCAAATTAAGAATCTTGAGGCTACTGGGGAGAATATAGAAGTTCAGATCCGTAACTTGATGGGAGAAAACCAAGAGATCAGAGCAGTAGATGGCACTAGCTTAGTTACTTGGAAGTCCAGCAAGAGCAGTAGTCGTTTTAGCTCTGATTTGTTTAAAAAGGCTATGCCCGATATTTATGAGAAGTTCGTTATTGAGCAGCCAGGTTCTCGGAGGTTTTTAGTCAAATGATTGAGCAAAACTTACCAATTAAGCCAATAAAACACGACAAACATGGACCAGCTTATTCACCTAAAGACTTAAATAATTATCTTTACAAAGAGCTTGTTATGGGTGTTAAGGACAACATTATTTACAGGGATGGGAAAAAAATAATGCAAACAAATGAAGAAGTTATTAAAGACATTACAGAATGTAGTGAAACTGTTGCTAGATTGTTGAAAAAATGGGATTCCCTAACAGATGAATCTTTGCAATCTATCAGAACAAAAACCAGCAAAATTAAGGATGTTCAATCACAGTTATCCACAGCCATTGCTAATGTGGAGAAAACAGTAAAACACGAGCAACTGGAAAAACTGGTAAATCACGCAGAAAGACTGTCAGCAGCTTTAAAAACATTGTCTGAGCTTAATCAAAATCCTGAGCTTGCTAATTTGCTTAGTTTATTAAAGGGGAAATAATGAGCAACATTGATATAGCAGTATGGATTATGGCTGCCAGCTCAGTCATTGACACGATTTACACACTTTCGGAGATGATTCATGTTTAATCCATCAACAAAAATTATGGAGTTACTTTTAAAGCCGTCTGAAGGTTTTGCTTATTGGGGTTTTTTTGATGATTTTCAAAAAGACGATAGCGGGTTTGCTATGGGCAATTG